GGGACACGCCATGTCGAGGCCCAGTGCCGCAACGCGCCAGCCGGCACGCGCCCCAACCGGCGAGCGGCCTCGTGTTCCCGGTGTGGACGGCGCGTCCCTCCAGGGGAAGGGCACCTCACGGTGACGGAGCGCAGGCGCCGGAAGACGCACACCGTGACGTGTTCCTTGCCCTGCGAGCGCTGACCGCTGACTCTGGTGCGTCTTGGGCCAGCCCAGCAGGCGCCAGCAGACCCCTCGCCCCCGGCCCGTTGCACCCTCCGGCATGCCGGTGCTACGCCTCTAAATCTTGGCGCCGGAGGCACTCGGTGGAGCGACTGAACTTTCTGCTCGTGGTCTTGGTCGCCGCCGTGCCCGCTGCCAGTCGGCTCGAGACAATTGAGTCCGCAGAGGTGTACGCCGCCTCACGCGGCATCAACCTCACTGGGAAAGCGGAAGATACTGACCAAGCGGTTGCTCCCAGGGCCTACGACTACAAGCTGGGCAATGTCGAGGTCGCGATTACCCAGTTTGCGACGAGGCGTGCGGCCAGGACCTGGTGCGACGTCGCGACGTCGCGGCCTGGAATCTTCGGAGACGTGGTGTGCATGGGACTCATCGCCTTCCAGGTCGTGGGGGACGAGCACTCGGAGCGGCAGATCGTCATCTCCGCACTCAAGGGGAAAACGACCTACAAACCTGTCGCGGCAACCGCCCCCGCCGATGATGTGCCAGCGCCCAGCGACGGGGGCGTCGCGATGCCGCTAGGCGTCCTCCCTCTTGCCGTGAATGGCTATCACGACGTTCCGTGGGGAACTCATGTGGCATACGTGAAGGCGAGGTACCCCGACATTGAGGTCGCTGAGAACGGGCAGGTTTTTCGCAAGGAAGTGGTGGCCGACTTCGTGGCGCACCAAGTGTTTCAATTCGAAGGGGAGAAACTCAAGGGCGTCAGGCTTGAGTTTGATGGCTTGGACGCCCCTCCCGGGATGAGTCGGCGCGACGTCGAGGCAGCGCTTCGCAGAGCGCTTGAGTCCTCGTATGGGCCCGCCAAGGTTCCTGCGGACGACTGGTTCGAGAGACCCACCTGGGAGAACGCTGCGACGCTCGTGAGGCTCTTGGATGGAATCCATGGCTCCATCGTGGTGTATGAGAGCAAGCCGCGCGCTGCGGAGGTGGCACCCCTTGATGACCGGTGAGTGTCACATTGAACGAACGCCTTAGCGCGGCGTGATGTGCACTATTGACGTGCCAGGAAGCGGACCCCGTCGAGGTGGACCCGCGTCGAGTCCGGCGCGGCCTCAACGACAACAGCCCCCGTAGGCTCGACTCGGATGCGAGCAAACCCGTTGGCTGCCGCGGTCACGCAGCGGATGTTGGCGGACGGGCGATAGCCATCGGGCACGTAGAAGGCGACGCCACCGATGGTCCCGCCGCGGATTGCGCCCTCAACCGCCACCTCCTCATCCAGTCCCTTTGCATAGCGCGCGACCTGCTCGGGGGCGCCAAAGTTCGTCCATCCTCCGCCTCCCATCGCAAACATCGTCCCGGTGACTAGCGTCGGTCGCTCCGCAACAAGCGAGAGCGGCGCGAAGATGACCGAGTCCACAGTGAGGGTTCGACCCGGCCCAACGGAAGTCGGGAGAGTGACGACGACCCGCGCGTACCTCGCCCCGAGCGGAGCTGACGCGGAGCCGCTCAGTCGTGCGTAGACACCTACGGGCGGAGCCGTCTGGATGACTGTGTCCTCGCCGAAGAACGCCTGCGCGGAGTTCAGCCACCGCACCGACACCGTGAAGACCGCTGACGCCGAAGACGCCTTGGCGTAGAGGTCGACGCCGTACCTGTTCCCTTCGCGCACCGCCATGAGCTGGGAGCGGATGGCCGTCCCTGCGGTCGACAGGTGCAGGGCTCTTGCACCCGTGAGGGCGTCGCTCACCACGGAGGCGTCCGTGCCCCAGGTGCCGACATCCATGAGCCAGGTGTCCGGCAGGCCAGACGGGTTGGTGAGCGCCTCGAAATCACCGTTGGGCGGAAGTGTCGTCACGTTGACGTAGGGCTGGAGGTCAACCGGAGCTAGGAACCTAGGCGAGAGAGTCACCTCCGCTGACGCGGTGCCGACGTTGCCCTTGGCGTCCCGTCCGCGCACGCGCGCGTAGTAGGTGGTTCCCGGGAGGAGCGCCGTCACGTCAACGCGAGTGGTGCTGGAGACCCCGCGGAACGTCGAGCTGCTCGGCGTGAAGCCGGAGACGGTGGAGAGGTGCAACTCAAAGGAGTCCCAGGCGGAGCCGCTGGCGGCCGGCGTGAAGGCAACGGAGGCGCCGTTGACGGTGTTGGTCACCGAAAGGCTGCCTGGCGCGTCCGGCCCTGTGAAGGGCGCGGCCTTGCCGATTCCGGGGATGGCCTCGCGCTTGAGCCACGCGACGCGGGAGGTGGACGGGCGGCCGCGCAGCACCAGCTTCGTGGCCGCGCCCTTGTCGGCGGAGGCGGAGTGCTCGACGCTCTGCACCGCCAGGTCCTGGTCCTCGTCGAAGTTGATGCCGTCCGGGAGGAGCCGCACTAGGTCCCCCAGCTCCAGGTGCCACCAGAGCGGGACGGTGACGGTTATCTCCAACGCGGACTCGCTCATGTCGGAAATGAAGGCCTGCGCCAGCCGGCGCGCTTCGGGCTCCGTGTTGATGTTGCTGGTGGAGGCCTCGACGATCTCCGACCAGCGCTCGCCGTAGACGGAGATGCTCGCGGAGTTCACCTCCGTGATGGTCTTCCGCTTCGGGTTCCCGGCAGGGTCCCTATCGTTGGCGTCCGCGTACACGATGCGCACCGAATTGCGGATGTCCGTCAGGCGGCGCACCAACGAGTCGATGTCCTCGTACGTTTCCGGGCCGAAGAACCACACGGGAGTGTTGGTGGTGCGCTCGGGCTCCGCGAGGGTGAAGGCGTAGCCGTGCACGTCCGAGCGCCACCGCAGTCGCAAGTCCCAGCCGAGCTGCCCGGCCAGGTCCTGCAACGCGTCCATCAACGGCATCTTCTCTTGCTTGAACCTGCCCAACTGCCACATGGGGTCAATCGGGCAGTACGGGCCGAAGTCCCACTGGTCCTCTGAGCCCAGAATCTGGTTCATTACCGTCTGCACGGCGATGCCCACGGTGTCGTTGCCGTAGGCATGCTCCTCCTGGATGGGGATGTCCTGGAGGATGCCGGCCCAGTCCCGGCAGGTGAGGACGATGGTCTCCCCGTCGACGGAGACGTCCTCGATCCGCCCGTAGAAGCTCTCCCGCCAGGTGCCGACCTTCCCCGTCCCAAGCGGCACCGTCATGACGTCGATGCGCAGTTGTCGGCCCTCGCGCAGCAACGGGTCGTAGAGGACGCCGGAGGTGTTGACGGGGCTCGACACCACCTGAGGGGACAGCGTCAGGGACTCGTCGGGACCGACGAACCTCCGGAGGGTGATGCTCGCGGTGCCCACCGGCGCGTCGAGCGAGGCCGTCCAGTTGGCATCCAGCAGCCAGTCATGCCCGCGCACGTTGGACAGGTCCACGTCGACAGCGCCGACGCGCAGCCGCACGCGCAGCCACGTGGTGTAGCCCGCGTCGGACATCATGGCGAGTTGCTCGGCGAGGGTAATCGGCCTCATGGGGACGCCCGGAGGTGTGGGTTCCTCCAGGAGAAGAGGCGGCGCGGTCTGCCCGCGGCGCGCCCCCTGTCACTGCTCGCGAAGCTCGAAGTCGAACGCCTCGTGGGGCAGGTACTGCCCGTCCTCGGTGCACAGTTCCATTGCCGTGCCGTCGCGCGCCTGCCCGCGCATGAGGAGTCCCGGGGTGTGGACGCCCGTCCCGCCGACGACATGGGCTGGGAGCGGGCCGAATGGCGTGCCCGAGGTGGCCCACGCGGGCAGCCACGACGTGGGGACGCGGTACGGCAGGACGACGAGGTCGTCGTACGACATCTCGCCACCGCCTTCGGCCTGGCAGCCCAACTCGAGGTACGTCGCCGTCAGGGCAAACAGGAGGCTGAAGTCGGGCAGCACATCCACCGTGGTCCACAGCTCGCCATCCCGGTAGGCCGTGTCGGTCGCCATGTCGATGACCACGTGCGTCCACGTGACGGGGAAACTGAGCTCAGGGCCGCGCGCCCAGAAGGCTACCGTTGAGACTGAGAGGTCGTCGCCGAGGGAGAGCGGCCACCGCAGCTTCCCGCCCGGCGCACAGAACATGCGTCCGGTGCCGTAGCGCGCGCTCCCCGTCGTGCTGCCAGCCGTGCCCGTCACGACCGGGGGCCCGATGCCGGTTGAGCTCGCCGTCCCGCCGTCGAACGACCAGGAGTGGCCCCGGCCGTCGATGAGGTTCCGCAGGGCGAGCGCCTCCTCGAGGAGTACCGGCATGGTGTTGGCGCCGAAGCCCCACTTCCGCGCGCGCACGCTGGAGCGGAGCTGTCCGCTGAAGCTGCGGCGGAGCTCGCCGAGCAACTCGGTGCGGTACTGGAGAGGGCTGCCCGCATCGAGGGGGATGGGGATGCCGGACAGAGTGAGAAATGCCATGTGCTAGCCCCCGTACCGGGATGACTTCGAGATGCGACGGCCGGACTCCCCCAGCTTCGTCATGGAGTCGACCCTCCGGACGAAGCGCACGGCGCGCTCCACGCCCTCGTCCGGGTCCAGGGTGTTGATGTTGAGGTTGTACGTGGGCCCCTTGAGCGCCTGCACCGGGGCGCTCGTCTTGGGGATGTACTCGCCAGCGCGCTTCCCGCCCGTGTACGGGTCTCTCGACTGGTCCTCCCGACGCCTGCGCAGCTCCTCCGGCAACTCCATGAACTCGCGGTACCACTGGGGCATGCGGCTGTACGGGTCCCCGGTTCCACCGTCGCCGCCAGCTCCGCCGCCGCCCTGGGTCGGCGAGCCGGGGCCGTCCGCCGCGTCCTGGACCTGGAAGCGGCGGAGCGCCACCTTCCAGGCTGCCGGCACGTTCGTCAGCGCCTCGTTCATCTTTTCGAGCGCCGCAGTGCCCTTGAGCAGCTCGGCCGTCTGCCGGGCCTGCGCGTCCGCCGACTCCCAGGTGGTGTCCTGGAGGGTGCGCATGGAGTCGCCCATCGCATCCGTGTCCACCTTCATCTTGTCCATCGACTTGGCGAACTTTTTCAATGAGTCGATGCCGAGCCACTCCACTGCCTTGGACAGTCCGCGGACGACGGCCTGGATGGCCGCCACTACGGCGTTCCAGATGGTGCCGATGAGCTGGGCGACCATGAGGATGACGATGGAGACGAACCTGAGCACGTCGAAGACTGCCTTGAGCGCGTCCTGGACGAGACTCAGCGGCGGCATCAACGCGTTGAGGAGCGGAGCGAGGCCCTCCAGCAGCTTGCCGACGATGACGAGCGGGGGCGCGAGGTAGCCGAGGACCTGCCCGAGGTAGGTGAGGAGCGGCTCCAGCGCCGTCATGAGCACCTCGACGATGTAGCCGATTGCCCCGATGAGGGGCTGCATGGGCACGAGCAACTCGCCGAGCCCGTCAGCCACGCGCTGGACGATGTTGGAGACCATGTTGATGAGGTCGAGGAACCCCTTGGACTCCGTGAGGAGCTGCGCGACGACGGCCGCGAGGCCTCCCCAGGCACTGCCGGACGCTTCCGTGCCCGTCTGGAAGGCCTCCACCAGGTCCTTGATGCGGCCGAAGGCTGCGGTGAGCCCGGAGACGAGCGTCTTGCGCGCGTCCTTCATCGCCTTCGCAGCAGCGTCGGCGAGCTTCTGGGCCTCCAACTGGAGATTGATGCGCCGCTCTTCGGCAGCGACCGAGCGCTCGTACTCGATGCGAGCCTCGTCGGCTGCCCGTGTGTTGAGTGAGGCGATGACCCTCTCGATGAGCTCCAACTCCTTGTCGATGCCGTCGACGTCGCGGACCACAGGCTCCGCGTCGGAGAGGCTCAGCTTCGGGAGACTGAGGGATTTGAGGTTGTCGAGGAGTGCGGAGAGCCCGGTGTCGTTGAAGATCTTCTTCGCGCCCTCGACGCTCTTCTCAAAACCATACGCGACGGCGCGCCCGCCTTCCTTCCCGGCCTCCCAGACCGCGGAGGCGGCAGCCTCCACCTTCGCTCCGGCTGCAGCGACTCCGTCGGCGATGACGCCTCCTGCCTCCTTCGCCATCTTCAGGAGGTCCTCGCCGGTGATGTTCTGCGCGGCGAGGATGGCCTTGTGCAGGTTGCCCATCTGCGCTGCCTTCGCGAGGGGCGCGAGCAGCTTGGCCATGTTCCGGACCATCCACGCGAAGGTGTCCAGCGCCTTCACGGCGATACTTTCGACGATGGCGAAGAGGGCCTCGAAGATGCTGGTCAGCAGGGCCCAGAGCTTCTTGGCCATTCCGGTGACGCTGTTGACGATGTCGACGACGGAGTCCTTCAACCCCGTGCTCGAATCCGTCCACGCGCCGTACACCGCGCCAGCCAGGAGCGTGAGCCCCGCCACCGCGGCGGCGACAGCCGCCAGCGGAAGAGCGATGGCGGCCATCTGGGCGCCCAGGCCGGCCAGGGCCGTCGACTTCTGGAGCTTGCCCAGCCCCTTGAGGAGCAACCCCATGCCGCCGGACAGCGCCTCGACGACGCCAGCCAGCTTGCCGACTGCACCAATCGCGAGCCCGGCGCCGGCAATCCACACGGCGAGGTCCGCCCCGGCTCGCTTCACCTGGGGACTCAGTCCCTGGAAGGTGGCGACGAGCCTGGAGACGAAGTCGGTGAGTTGCTTCACGACGGGCGCGAAGAGGTCCCCAATGTCCGCCGCGAGCGTGTAGAGGAGTTCCGTCAACCGCTCGACTTCCGCCTGCAGGCGCGGGTTCGACTTCGCGGCAGCGGCGACGGCAGCTCCGATGCCGGCCGCCACGATGGCCCCGATTTCGCCCATGTCCTTGGTCGCGTTCTTGATTTCCATCGCGGTCTTCTCGACGGCGTCGACGAGCTTGGTCAGCGAGGTGAGCGCCTCGCCGATTGCCGCGGTGACTGAGACGTAGAGGTCTCCGACCTTGAGAGCCATTCACTTCCCTCGCTTCTCATTGGCTGACTTGGGCCGGACGCGGAACGTCACCGTTGACGTCACGGGCCCTTGAGGGCCACCGCCCCCAGTTCGGCGCTGGCTCGCCTCGGCCTCCCACTGCATGTCGACGACGACGCCGAGCACGTCCTCGTCAGACCATCGTCGGACGAGACTCGGCGGCTGGCACATGACCCTCGCAACCCGAAGCACCAGCCGCTCCCACGGGTTGCTTAGGAGTTTCCCCGGACCTCCTCAATGCTCGGGTGCATCGCGGCAACCGCGGGCTTGCTCACGTCGTCCAGCCACGGAGCGCGGTAGACCGTCTCGACGTCGGCGGCGTCGAACGGGTCGAAGACGCGGTCGCCAGTCGCCGGGTCATACGCGACGGCCGCGACGAAGCGCGCGATGAGCCGCAGCCCGCCCTCGTTCGTCAGGGGCTTGTTGTCCTCGCTGACTTCACCTGCCTCCCTCGCGGCGTCCAGCACGGCGAGACGCTCGGGGTTGGTGGGGCGGCAGAGGTTGACGGTCTCACCGTCGATGGTGACCTGACCGATGACCTTGTGCTTCGACTTCGACAGCTTGGCCTTGAGCGACATGCGGCACTCCTAGTGCAACGAGGTGGTGAGAGGGGTTGGACGTGTCAGAACGCGACGGGCGCGCCCTGCCCGGCGAGGGTGGCGCTCACGGTGATGACGTCACCCGCGGCGCGGCCTTCCTCGTACGAGGAGACCTTCACCGGGTACCTCGTGCCGACCTCACCAGGGTCCCCGTCCGGGTCCTCGACCACAGCGAAGAATCCAGTCGCGCCGCTCAAGAAGAGCGACTTGAGGAGCACGTGGGACGGGGACTCCTTCATGAGGTGGCCCGAGATGCTGACCTCGAAGGTCTTGAGGGTGGTGATGGTCCGCTTCCAGCCACCTCCCCCCAAGTAGTTCCCGTCCACGGTGTCGGCCGTCATGCTCAACGGCGCGTCGGAGATGCCGTCCAGCTTGTTGGTGTCGGCGATGGTGGTGGCTTCGGTGGGCAGCAGGTGCAGGGCGTGGACGTACGCGAGAGTGGGGTCGGCCATGGTGTGACTCCTTTGAAATCAGCGTTTTGGGAAGCGCTTGGCGAGCTCAGCGGCGATGACGCGGGCGATGCCCTTGCGTGCGGCGCCGCGCGCCTTCCTGAATCCCTTCTTCAGGAAGTGCGGGGGCGGGTTGATGATCTGCCCGCCCCAGTGGAAGCCCTCGTGGATGGCGCCTGCGGCGCGGTGTTCGTAGCCGGCGGTCCACGTGGTGGAGAGGAAGCGGGTGAGGTTGAACTCCGGGCCAGACACGAAGCCCGTATCCGCGAGCGCTGGCCCAGGGTCGGTGTCGCCATTCGCGTAGCGCTCCCACTCCGCTTGGCGTGGGACGAGGAACATGCTGATGAGGTAGGCCGTCTGCGCAGCGTCGCGGCACGGCACGTCGAGGGCGCGGAGCACCGGCACCGGGTTGTCCCGGAGCCGCTTGAGCGCGCGTGTGTTGACCTTCACCTGAACAGCCATGCCCAGAAGAAGGGGCGGCGCCTGCGCGACTACGCGACGTAGCTGGCCGTGACGTTGAAGCTGAAGCGCGGCCGACCGTTCACGTCCGGTGGCTGGGCGATGGGGCCCGCGCCGTCGCAGGTGACGCTGACGAGTCCGGGGATGCGCGCCATGTGCAGCACCGCCCAGCACTGGACGGCGAGCTCCCGCGTTGCGGTGATGCGCTCGCGGTGCCCGCGCACCACCACCTGGACGTCGGGCACCAGGTAGCCGCGCCGGCTCCCCAGGTACTGGGAGCCCTCTCCACCAACGTGCCTCACGAGCACGAGCTGGTCAGGGCTGCTCTCCGCGTACTGCCCCGCGTACAGCGTAGGCGGGTCGCTCGTGGTTGACAGGTTGAGCCCGGCACTCTCGAGGAACCGCGCCAGGTCCATTTCCACGTCCCGGGGTGTCACAGGTACACCTCGTAGTGGTCGACCTTGCCGTTGAGTCCATCGCACTCGACGACTCGCAGGGGCTTCCGTCCGTCGTCGAGGTCGTCCGTGTCGGCCCCGGGCGGGTAGATGGTGTCGTCCTTCTTCACCTCCACGTGGGTGTAGAGCACGGCCTCGGAAGTGGCGTCGGTGCCGTCTGCCGTGACGAGCCTCTTCACGCTGCCCTCGTACCGGCACCGGTGCTTCACCGGCTCCGAGTACTCGTGCTCCCCCCGCGCGTTGGTAGAGAGATGCCGCGCGAGGTGGAAGGTGTGCTTGAAGCGGTGGCCCATGAGGCTCATGACGGCGCCGCCTTCCGGTACCGCGCCAGGAGCTGCCGTGCCGTGGCGGGGATGGCCATCCGCTCGCCGTTGGGGCCCGTCAGGTACGACACGGAGGCGGCTCCGATGCTTTCGCTGGCGAGGTCGCCCGGCTGCCCGTCGACGTGGACGAAGGCAGCGAGGCACTGCTGCGCGGCGAGCTGGATGCTGGCCGGCAGGTCCACCGGCAGCGAGGCATCCACCGCGTGCTGGCCGGGCGTCACCCACCCGGCGTCGAACGTGACGAGCACTTCGCCCGTGTCCTGGGCGTTGAGCGGTGTCGGAGCGACGCCTGTCGTCCACGTGCCGGTGAAGGGCCAGGGTTCGCCGCGGGCGACGAGCCGGCCCTGCATGGCGGACTCGATGGCGTAGGACGACGGGGCGCGCGCCTGGCCGCGCACCTCGACGCTCGTCACCTGCCTGATGGCACCGGACCGCAGCCACAGGTACATGCCGCCCTGGCCCACCGCAGACTCCACGACACCCACGCGACAGTGGAGGGGGTAGCGGCAATAGGCCGCGAGCTGCTCACTCACAGCGGTGATGAACAACGGCAGTCGCTCCGCCTCCACCGCGTCACGCACGGTGGAGGGGAGCTGGGCAGCCGTCATGAGGTCGAGAGTGGCCACGGCGTCACCTCAGATGGGCAGGCGCTGGCCGCCGCCCAGGACGAACGTCGCGCCCGCGGCGACGGTGGGCGACGTTCCAGTCGTGAAGTCCACCGTCTCGACGACCCGCAGGAAGCGGTGCTCTTGCGGAAGGAGCTGGAGGTTGAAGTCCAACTCCCCGGCCTGGGCGCCAGCGGTGAAGGCGAGCGTCTGGGCGACGCCGTCCAGGTCCTTGAGCGCCTCCCAGTCCGTTGCACCATCCTCGCTGGACTGGAGCGCGTAGGTGATGGCCGTCGCCGAGGGCGCGCCCGCGACGGCCCCGAGGTTGACGACGAGCGTGCCGCTGCCGAACTGCGAGACGTCGACGGCGGCGCCGTTGCGGCTGCCCTCCGCCGCTAGGGCAGGAGCCAGGGCCTGGACGCCAGCCTTGTAGGTGTGACCGATGTTGACGGTATAGGGGTGCATGAGTCCTCTGTGAGGGAAGGGCAGGCCGGCCCGTCAGGGCCAGCCCGGCCGGGTCAGTACTGGACGCCCGTCTTCTCGGAGAACGCCTTCGAGTAGCGCAGCAGCCAGTCCACCTCGGTGATGGCGCGCATCGTCACCATGTCCGCCGAGAAGTCGTTGCTCGACTCGCCCATGGCCGTCTCCAGCGGGACGGCCTCGCCGAAGATGAGCTGGCCGGCCAGTCCGAAGCCGAGCACCTCGTCGTCGGACAGCGTCTCCGAGCGGAAGTAGGGGAAGCCGTTCAGCGTGGGGTTGGACGCGTCGCGCAACTCGGGGAACACCCAGCCGTTCGTGTCCCTGAGCTTCCGCAGCGAGTAGTAGGTGTCAGTGGACGAGTAGTAGAACCCGTTGTTGCTGACGAGCCCGCCGGGGATGTGCCCCTTCTCGACGGCCCTCATGACGTCGTCCGTGTCATCGATTTTCTGCGCCGACGTCGTCCCGTTGGTGGCCGTGCGCTGGCCGGCCGCCATCTGCGCGCGGACACCGTTGGGGCGCTTGGGGCCGGTGCCCTTGATGCCGGTGACGTCGACCTCCAGCGACAGGGCGGCCGCCATGTCCTTGCCGACGAGGGCAGAGGCGTCCACGGTGGCGAGACGGAGCAGGTCGTTGCTCAGGCGCGCCAGCGCCATGAGCTTGTGTGCGGTCAACACGAGCGCGCCATCCTTGATGCCGGAGGCCTGGGCCGGCTCACCTTCGGCAACCCAGAACACCTTGACGCCCTCGTCGATGGTGCCCATACGCAGCCGCGAGCCGTAGCCCGAGATGGTGCGGACGCCTGCCTTCATGAGGATGGAGAACGGCCGCGTCAACTCGACGAGCTCAGTCGACACAGTCTCCTGCACGAACGCGCCGCCCTGGGCGAAGACGCTCGCGAAGTGCGACACCGACTTCGCGCGCTCAAGGAACGCGCCCAGGGTCTTGAACCGCTCCTCCTTGTCGAGCCCGATGGCCTTCGCGCGCTCGAAGTACGTCTTCTTCATCTGGAGGCCGAGCGCGGCGAAGCGCTTCGTCTGCCGGGATTCGTCCGACAGGTCGAGCTGCAGGTCCTTGCCGGTGATGGGGGTGTGCGCGGGCGCGGCCGGCCGGCTCGCGATGGCCGCCTCCACCGAGCGCGTGACGGACGCGTCGACGGCGCGCTGCATGGAGGGCGGCAGCGGGGGCACCCCACCAGGCGCCGGGTTGGACTTCGTCTTGGTCTTCAGCTTCGGGTTCATCTTCATGGCGACTCCGTGACTTCACAGGGTGGTGCGCCGTAGCGGCGCGCGTTCAAGTGGGAGAAGGGGTGGCGACTACTTGGCGGGCAGGTGCGCGGCATAGGCCCGGAGGTCGGCGCTGGTGAGGGCCTTCGCCTGGGCCTGCGTGAACCCGAGGTGCTTGACGAGCTGGGCGCGGAGGGCCTTCGCCTTCCCCTCGGGAAGCTCGTCTTCCTCGTCGGAGGGCTCTTCGTCCTCGACGTCTTCTTCCCCGGAGGGCTCTTCGTCCTCGACGTCTTCTTCCTCGGAGGGCTCTTCGTCCTCGACGTCTTCTTCCTCGGAGGGCTCTTCGTCAGTGGGCTCTTCGTCCTCGACGTCTTCTTCCTCGGAGGGCTCTTCGTCAGTGGGCTCTTCGTCCTCGACGTCCTCTTCCTCAGAGGGCTCCTCGTCGGTGGGCTCCTCGTCGTCGACGTCCTTCTCCTCGGAGGGCTCCTCGTCGGAGGGCTCCTCGTCGTCGACGTCCTTCTCCTCGGAGGGTTCCTCGTCGGTGGGCTCTTCGTCGTCGACGTCCTCGTCTTCCGCCGCGCGACGGCGCTTGAGGAGCTTCGCGATGCCGGCCTTGAGGTGCGCCAGCTCCGCCGTCATCGTCGCGCGGAAGTCCTTCTCGCCTCGCTCCATCGCCACCTGCGCAGACCTCAGACGCACGGCGTCCTGGTTCCCGGCCATGTTGACGATGGAGACCTCCAGCACCTCGACGAGGGGGAAGTCGTGGCCGCCTTCCGCGTTCGGCACGGGGTCGTGGCCCTCGCACGGGATGAAGCGGATAGAGCACTCTTTCAGCGTCCCGGCCTTGACCTTCCCCGCCACCTCCTTGGACGTGTCGCAAACCTCGTCGAAGACAGGCGTCATCAACCACTGGCCGTTTTCGCGGTAGCAGCGCGCACGGCCGATGGCCGGGCTCCAGTCGTCGTGGTTCCAGAGGACCGGCGAGCTGAACTCGTCCCCCTCCGACTTGATGGCGAGGACGCGGTCCTTGTGCCGGTCCAGGTTGGTGGAGGTGATGCGGAAGACCGGCGGCTCACCAGCACCGCCACCGGTCTGCTCCGCACCGAGGAGTTTCAGAAAGGACTTGAGGGCCATGTCTCGAAGAAGGGGCGGCGCCCCAGCTCAGACGCGGCCCTCTTCGCCAGTCCTGTCGCGCGGCGGGTTCGGCGTTGCGTTTGCCGCGGCGCTCGCCGTGTTGTTGCCGCCCTGTCCCTGGCCGGGGAGGGGAGCAGGACGCACGCCCTCCAGGTCAGCGAGCGCAGGCAGACCGGCGAACTCGCGCATCTCGTTCCACTCGAAGCCCTCGGTGATGGGCGTCGTCATCGCCCTGAAGACGCGCTCCAGCTCCTGGGGCCGCGGGTCCTCGTAGTCCAGGATGACGTCCGCATCCACGAGCGGGGCGAGGCGGTGCTGGAACCAGGAGAGGAGGAACTCCAGACGCGGTGCAATGGCGTACTCGGCCAGGTGGTACTTGGCCGCCTCGGACCCGGCGCGGCTCGTCCCGGAAGTGTCCCCAATCAACTCCGGCGGCACGTTGTACGTCTGCCGGATGTAGGCGCGGAGTCCCCGCATGAACTCCTCGGCCTGGAGCTCGCGGTAGTTGATTTGAACCTGGGCGATGGTGACGCCCGCCGGCGCGAACCACATCTTGCCGGCGTCGTTCGGCCCAGCGAAGCGCTCCTGGTACTGCTTCTCCAGGTCGGCAACGGCGTCCTCTGCCTCGAAGTCCTCGCGCTTCGAGTCGAGGCCGATGATGGCCGAGGGCACCCCTCCGCGCTCGAACGTCGCCTTGGCTGCCCGGTCGATGGCCTCGAGCGTGTCGAGTTGCTCGCCGAGAGCCATGCCGCGCCCAGCTCCACGGCCGTGCGGGTTCTCCGGATCCAGGTGCTTGATCCACACCATCCCCGGTTCGGGGATGAACCCGTTGAAGTCGCCATAGCTCGCCGCGAAGAAGGGACGGCCTCGCTGGGGCGTCATCCCCACGCAGTGGGGCGGCACCGGCTCCCAGCCCACCGGGCGCCCGTCCACGCCCTGACGCAGCCAGAGGAACGTTTCACCCACCAGGTCCAGGTGCAGTTGGATGAGCTTGCGCACTTCGCGCCCCGGGAACTCCGGGTGCGGTGAGTGAAGCAGTCGCAGCACCTCATGCTCGGGCACCTCCACCAGGTCGCCTGTTGAGGTGGCGTCGCTGAGCGCCTTCCGGCGCTCGATGCGGTCGGCCGACTGCCACCGCGGGTCACCCCAGCTTCGCGCACCCTCGTGCCGCACGCGTTTGAATGCCCGCCAGCGCGGCGTCGCGACGGCATCCGCCACCGTGCTGACGACTGCCTGGAGCCAGCCATTCTGCCGGTACGCAGCGAGGACGGCGGCGCTCCCCCGGCGCGGGCTGAACGAGGTGATGGGCAGGGCGTAGACGATGGGGCCCCGGGATGAGGGGAGGAAGCCCAGGGCTTTGCTGAGTCTTCGCGCGGCGCGGCGGAGGATAGAGGCCATGCCCCGTCAGAAGGGGCGGCACGGCGCGACGGGATGGGGGCGAACCAGCCAGAGCGTACGAGCCCAGGTCACAGCCAGTTCGGCGCAGATTTACAAATCACTAGTCCCTGCGGCTAGTTAGCTTATTCCGCAATGTGTGCCGTTGACGTCGGGGACAAGAGGGCTAACGGTGGGTCAGGCAATCACTGCCTGGAGGTCTCTACGAATGGCATCTGTGGATCTGAAAGAGGTTGCAGGGGTGCTGGACAACAACGTCTTCCTGGCCATCGCGCGCCGGGAAGAATGGGGGAGGGCAGCGAACGACGTGCTGAAGAAGCTTGAGGCTCTTGTCACGGAGGCCAATCCGACGGGGGGAGCGAGCGTGTCGTTGAAAGCTGAGTTTGGGGCTGGCCCGTGGTCCAACGCCGCATCGGTGTGGGTGACGTTCGCCTCCGCCTACACCGGGCTTGACTCATGGGAGCGCGGCACTACGAGCCCAGTCCAAGCCGATGGCGCGAAGCTGGCGTTCACGTTGCAACTCAATGGGATGGTTGCAGTCGGATACCATGGGTGGGGAATTCAGGGGACGTCACGTGTCGACTCTTCCAAGACCTACGAGACGCTTGGGGTGTTCCAACCTTCCGCGCTGAGGCAGGTCGACATCCTCCGCAGCCTCATGGCTCAGTTTCTCAAGAGAGCCACGGCGGATCACTGGTCCATGGCTCACGAGCCGCAACTATAGGTCGTCGTCCCCCTCGCTCGCCCCTGCCGGGGTGGCCGGCTGGCCTACGCGCTCGGCCGCCCCGACAGTCGCCTACGCACCGACGCGCGAGAGGGGCCATGCCCACGAGAAAGGGTGGAGAGTCCGGGGTGAACCACCTGGACGTCATGTCGCCAGGAGGGCAGCATCGTCACATCCAGCACTGATGGGGGAGCATGGACGACAACATCTTTGAAGCAGGAGCGCAGTTGGAGACGCTCGCGGGCCTTTCCAACTCCGCAGAGCATAGGCGGACTGCGTGGCGGGGCATTACCGAAAGGATCCGCGAGCTACTTGCGAACGTCGTTGCAGAAGTCAACTCGTTGGCCGAGGAGCGGCGAGTCATGATCGCTTCGACGCCCTTTGGGTTCACCGATGTCAAGCTAGTTCCAACGCGCTGGGACGACATCAAGGGCATCCAAGTCGGTCTTTCGACGGAGTCGCCCCGACTTCAACAAAGCTTCACCACCAATCGGGACGGTGAGGACTTTCAGACCGTTGCGAACCTCGTCGTCACCGAGCCAGCGCTCGTCTTCACTCCTGGGATTGACGGGAGGATTCGAGTGGTTGCCCATCTGCACGAGTTGCAACTCGATGGAAAGGTCCTGGGCCCCAAACCTTCCCCAGAGGTTCTTCTGACTCGTGACCCGAAGGAACTGCTCGACGGCAAAGACATCGCCGCAGTCGTCAATGACTTCCTCAGGCGCGTCGTGAAATTCCACTGGACGACGCGCGCCTAGGACTCGTCGTCCTCCTCGTCGCTCGCCCCCGCCGGGGCTGCCGTCTGGCCCGCGCGCTCGGCCGCTCCGGCGTTCTGCTTCCGACGGACGACGTACTTGAAGATGGGCCACGCGAAGGCGTCGGCGCGGTCGTCGCGGCCGTGCCCGCCTTCCTGGCCGGTGAACTTCGCGAGCTGTTTCTCCAGCTTGTCGTGCTTGCCCACCATGTGGACGAGCCCGGCCTCGGCGAGCGCAGACGTCGGCGCCGCGCGCTCCGCCTTGCTCTGGCGCGCCCGCTCCGTTTTCACCTTCACGTTCGCGACGGCACGGATGGTGGACTTCACCATGTTCCCGCCCGTGTTCGTCTCGGCGAAGATCCACGCGCGAGGGCGCCCGCGCGAGTCCCTCTTCGCGGACGGCTCCCACGCGCGCAGCGCTTCGACGGCCTTCTTCGCCCACGCGCTGGGCTCGGGCGACTGGAGCGACAGGTCCGCGAGCACGTAGACGTGGTCGAGCCCGTCCGCCTCGCAGCGCACGCCGACCACGACGATGCCGTGGAGGTCCGACGACTTCTTTTCGCCGGTCGCCGGGTCGACGGACACGACGATGTAGTCGTACTCCTTGGGCGCGTCCTTCGGCTTGATGCGGCTGCGCTTCCAGTTGACGCGCCGGTACAGCGCCGGGTCCATCGCGAAGGACAGCTCGCCGAGGAACTCGCGGCGTCCCTCGGTGGTGCGCATCATCCGCAGCGCGTACCGGACATAGGCCGGGTCGAGGTTGTCGGTGTTCTCCAGCGTGGAGCTGCGCGCGAGGACCAGACCGTCCTTGTCGCCCAGCATCTCGCGGAAGAGTGCGGTCGGCGCGGGCGTCGTCGTGATGAACATGCGCGCGGACAGCCCCTCGCGGCGCATGCGGGTGGTGCGGAGCCGGTTGACGGCGCGGCACTCCTTGTAGACGGCGATGGAGTCGCCCTTCCACGCGACTGGCTCGTCCGCCCAGATGTACGTGTACTGGTGCCCGCGGAACTTGTCCGCGTTCTTGGCCGGCAACCACGTGGCCTGGGCCCCGTTGGGCCAGACCAGGCGACGCTTCGCCTTCTCGTACTTCGGCGCGAACCACGGCGGGCTGAGGGTGATGATGCCGCTCGTCCCCTCGAGCTGGTTCTTCACGATCTCGCTATACGTGGGGCCGACGATGAGGATTCGCGCCTCAGGGTCGGCGCGTGCCTCCGCGATGACGGCGCTCGCACCAGCGAACGTCTTGCCGGCACCACGGCCCCCCATGAAGAAGAAGGTCCGGTAGTTCGGGGGCGGGACCTGGACGGGCCGCAGCGAGTAGGAGGGCTCGTAGTAGAGGGCGACCAGCTCCTGGGGCGTCAGCTCCAGCAGGTGGACGAGGCCGTCGACCAGCTCCGGCTTCGCGAGCCCCTTGAGTTGCAGCCGCGCGCGCGCCTTGAGCCCCACCTGCTGCAGCAGCGAGTGCCGGCCGTTGGTCTCCGAGGTGATGACTGGGACGCCTGCGAGGAGGTCCTCGTCCGCGTCGAGCGTGGTGCTAGCGACCATCGTCGTCGTCCTTGCCGGCCTCACCAACTCCGGAGGGCGCGGGCTCGCTGGAGGCATCCGCTATCGCGGCCTCGAGCTTGTCGTGCTCCTCCAGGAAGCGCGTGAGCTTCTCGTCCAGGCGCGTCCGCGCCTCCTCGGGCGTCACCATCTCGAAGAGGGGGCCCAGCGCGCCGCCAGCCGCGACGGCGGCCTCGCGTGGCACGGTGAAGTCCTTCGGCGCGCTCACGGCCAGGCGCCATCGGATGACCTTGTCGTTCATCGTCTTGTCGCTGATGGCCTCCGTCGAGGCCTCCACCAACTGCATCTGGTACTCGGCCTCCGCGCGCTCGACCTCCTGCACGAACTCCGTGTAGCGACTGCGCTTGTTCCCCTCGATGGCCTCACGCCCGCGCCGGAGCCACCCCTGGAGACGGCCCTCAGTAGTGCCTGCGAGGGCTGCGGCCATCCTCTTGGTCGCGCCCTTCCGGAGCTGGGTGACGATTTCGGTCTGGATGCCGTACGTCAGCGTCGACGCGGGGCCCGCGAACTTCGCCGGCCGGCCGCGCTTCTTCGACGGCGGCTTGCCAGGTGGTTTGTTCGGGTCGTATCCGCGCGGGGGAGACACCCCAGAGAGAAGGGGTGCCCGCTACGTGGTGGCGCCGGCCACCTTCATGACGTGGTCCGCGAGCGCGAGGGTGGCCTTTTCGAGCTTGTCGGTCGTGTCCCTCCCGAAGTTGCGGTCCTCGCGGGTGGCCACCTCCAGGAGTCCGGTCATCGTGCCGAGCAAAGCGGTCAACTCGGGGAGGGTGGGGCGCGTGGGGATGGCCGCGAGTCGCGCATCCAGGGCGGAGGCCCGCGCATCGAGGTGCTCCACTTGGGCGGTGAGCCTGGTGATGCCCTCCTCTGCGGCGGAGAGGTCGAAGGTGACGTCGTAGTGAACCCCGGTGCCCTTCGACGTGCCCTTGTCCCTGCGCTCATGCTCCGGGGCGGCCTCGCGGCGGGGCTCCGGGCTGGGCGGAGGGAAGTCGAGCGCCTCC